TTAAAATTTTTCATAGTTATCCTACTTGTTTTGCGAGATCAGCATCAGCCTTTCCCCACGTTCCTGATGATTTAGTTACAAATGAATTGACTCTTGCCAATCCCCATTGGACTGCAGTTGTTCCAGGCCTATGTCCTGTTCTCCATGCTGCGACTCCTCTATTAAAAACTTTCTTTAATATACCTAATGGCATACCTGATTTATCAGCTTTCTTTTTCAAAGCTGCATCTGTATTCTTTTCTTCGACCATAAAGTCTTCAAAGGTAAGATGTTCTGCCATCTCTCCATATATTTGTTTAAATTTCTTTGTATGTTGAGATGGTTTTGTTTTTGCGGATTTATCTCCAGGAGCAGGTTTATATGCTGCTGGATTATCATCATCCATTTTTGCTTGTTTAGCAAATTGAGCGGCTCTTTTTTGTTTAGTACTTTTAGCCATCTTTTTACCTTCAGCGTCTTTTGCATAATATCCTTTTGGTTGAACACCCTTTCTTTTACCAATATCAGGATCTTCCTTTTCACCTAAGTTTTTTGGCTGTCCTGGAGTATCTTTTAAGTATCTCATAAGACCTTTTATTGTACCCCAGTCTCCAGCGCCACCTTCTTCAAATAATTCAACAGCATCTAACCAGCATCTTTTCTTGACTGACTCGGCCTCAACCATGACATAATTACTACCACAAACAATTATTTCTCCTAGCTCGTTTGTTTCTTTAATCTTTACAATATCTCCAACCTTAAAGAGGCTTCCTTCAATATAATCTTCTCTTGTTTCAGATACTGGTGGAAGTTCTACATGTTTACGAAAGCTGTGAGATTCTTTAAGTCCCATACCTTTACGAACAGCATTGAATAAGTCGGTTGGACTAAAATTCGATGGGAGCCCTTTTGAAAATAAATTCAAATCATTTTGTTGAGCGGCGGCTCGCATCTTGGAAGCTGACATACCAGTTGCTCCTTCTGCATCTGGATCTCTCTCCCCTGCACTTACTACATTAATAGCACCTTCGAAATTATAAAATCCGTGTCTTGATTTTACTCCATTATATTTGTTTAGAAGTATATCAAATTCTTTAACACGATCGCTTCCAGCTACCATCGTAATTTTGGTAAAGCCTTGATCGTAAAGTTTTACTACCACATCGAGTACATTACGAACATCTTTATCAGCCATTACATTACGTGCATGCTTAGGAAACATTTTTCTAAGGAATTTTATTTTATCTTTAAATTCGAGAGGGTTTGATTTTGGATCGTTAGATTTTGATCCATAGATTCTATATGGCCCAGAACGGGCTTGTGTTTTTAACTTATCAAAGAGTTTTTCATGTCCAATCGTTGGAGGATTGAATCTTCCAAACACGAATGAAATTTCTTTTGTATCTTCAGTTAAAAAATCACTGAATGATTTAATTGACATTTATATCCTCGGTTACCCATTAGCCTGGATTATCCCAGCCTTTTATAATATCTTTGCTGAAGTTATTAGTTGAGAATTCCATACGATCAACTAATTTAACAGCACCACCTTCCATACGATCTATAGCCACAAAGCCTTCAACGCCGGTGACTCTAAATCCGGATGTTGTTTTTACGAACGTCCCTATTTTTGAGAGTTTGTTTAGTTTATTTATAATAATTAATTTGCTATCTATGACTAAATTCTGTAAATCAAATATACTTTTTAAGTTTTTAAGGTTCTTTTTATCAAAAAACTTTAATAATTCATCACGTTTTTGTATTTGTACATCTTTTCCTTTTTGCGATGTTCTTTTTCCAATCTCTTTTGCATATCTATCTGTAACAAATTGTATTAAACCTTTTGCGTGTTTATTTGTATCAGTAATTCTTTGTCCTTGTCGTACCTTTGAATTATTATATACATTTAATACAAGGTTTAATTCTTTATTGGATTCAATTTCTTTTAATGTACTAGAAGCTATCTTTTGAAATATCTTTCCAGCATCTGATAACTTTTTAGATATAACCAAGCTATCATCTTTTGTTAATGTGGCTGTACCTGATAAATCTCTTAATGTTGCATCAACCATCCATACATCTTTTGATGGTTTTAATTTTGATACAATACTTTGTCCAAAAGATGCTGACATATTTTCAAATGATGAACCATTATATACTGTATGCCAAACAATACCAATCTTAGCTCTTTGTATTTCTTTGGCTAACGCCAAGGAAGTAGGAACAGCATACACGATAGTATTAGGGTGAAAACTAATATGTTCAACTCCATCTATTTTCTCCTTTTTGAGATCCGACGCATCAAACATAAAGTCACCTTGAATGACTCCCTTAATACCTAAATCTTTTAAATGATCGAATGCTAATATGAGTTTCTTTGTCAAATCGCCAGAAGTATCTGCTTTAATATCATCATGTGATTTATAAACTTTTGGATCTTTATTAAAGATTCCTTTTTTTGCTACAAAGAATTTGCCATCTCTTGGATCAATTCCAGCAAATACGGCGGGGGCTCCGTCCCACTTGACAGTAACATCTATAGGTGCTTTTGTGTTACCGCTCAACATATCCCGCAGAGATCTGAGTGCTAGGATAGCCTGGCGAGCCCCCTTAACTCCGCCGTCTAAAATAAGATCCTCAATATGAGTCATATGAGTATTCTTACTTGCGGCTTCTGTTAAGTAGTTAGTTAAAGATTTCATTATTTTCCTGCCTTTACATATGCACTAGATTCTGATAATTCAGATCCAGCATAGTTAATAAAATTGGTCAGTGTATCATTTAATTTTCTACCACCTAATTTTTCTAACTGATATGCTACCATTGTAATAGCAAATTTAGATGATATCCATTGTCCATCTTTGTTCTTTAATTCTTTTTTAAATTCATCATAAGATACATTATTATAAAAATAATTAAAGTACATATAATATTCTTTTATTGCTCTTTCATCGCCCTTGGCCATTTTCTTAGCTTGTTTTACAATATATCCTGAATGTGGTTTTAATCCGTACTTACGACCATTTCTAATTAAATAGTCATGCATTATTCCCCAGGATAATCCACCACCTCTTGCTTTCTTTCCTTTTATTTCTGCTTTAATGTTACCAAATTGTTTATTGTCTTTGAACATTAACACACCACTATCAAACTTAAGAGATCCATTCTTAGCTGACCAATAACTTCCGCCTTTAGTTTCTAACTCAAAGCCAAGATACTTATAACTTTTAATTAATGATTTATCAATATTAAATTCTTTGATTGGAACATCTTTTGTCATTGGTCCTTTTAGTGATATACCAACTAATCTTCTATTTAAATAGTTTTCTAATATTGATCCATTTAATGCTGCTATATTTGAGCTATCTAAATCTTCAATATTAAATCCTTTGTCTATTGCCCATACATCGCCAGGATTCCACTTATCATCTTTTAATGATCCTAATCCCATATTTTTATATGCTTCATTTTTCTTAGCATATATTCTAATCATCTCTGCACTACCACGATGTATTGTCATACCTTTTTTAACATAACCTTTTTTGATTAATTCTTTTGAAATGTTATATGATGATAGCATCCATTCATCTGGCATATCGGATATTTCATCCCATTTAGCATCTACCTTTGAGAGTTTATGTGCATTCTTTAATATATCATTCGTAAAAAACTCTAAGGGTTGATTGTGGCCATGCTCTAACATAGCATGTATCATTACTGCATTATGTGATTCATTTCTTTTTGTGTCTTTTGAACCACTACCAGCACCACCGCCACCTCCTCCAAATACTTTTGATTTGGCTAATTGATTAGACATATAGGTACCGGCTTCTGTTTCTAAGGGAAAACCTTTAGTGCCGTAATGATTAGGATTCTTTTTAAAATTAGCAATGTGAATAAGTGCAGTCTCTATATCTGTTACGATAATAGAACCACCTTTTGCTAACTCTAATGGTTTCTTTTGTACGATTAATTGTTTGAGTATGTCAATACGAGGTTGACCAGTTTTTGAATTATTAGCATCTAATTGCGCAGGTGTCAATGCAACCGCTTCGCTAATAATGTTTTCTTCTAAGTATTGACTAAAGTTCATAAATAGATTCCTATGTTATATCTATTTATATAATTTTATGTCTTAAAAAATTTATTAGGTATTATATTTCCTTTGCTATCATAAGCAATTATACGTTGATCGTGTAAATGATCAATTGTACATTCTGCACCTAACTTAAGACCAATTTTATAAGCTTGATAAGATGAACCTATCATACATGTAATAAACACTATTGCTTCAATTATCATATTTCTATTCTTGTAAGATTGCTTTCTTGACCTTGTTGCTTTAAACCTACTTGAAACATAATAGCTTCTTTCAGTTTAGCAAAAGTATATTCAACCTTTTTAGTACCTTTGACAAAGGTAGTAACTTTATATGCTGGTAGTTTATCTTGTGTAGACATATACATCCCATTTTTTTGATTTACTTAATGGTATAAATTGATCATATGCTCTTGGATGGCGACCCTCAGCTCTTGCAACTGAAGCTCTTGGTCCTCTGCCTTGACATTTAACATAATATCTAGGTAGCTTTTGTGGTTCAATATTACTATAACCATTTTCATATCTATACTTGGAACTTTTTTCTTTCCAACTATTTTCTTTATTAATAATGCTTATTGTTTTACGAACTGTTTCTAGCTCAAGCATATCTCCTGCACACTCAGTATGTGCTGTCATTACATAATTTGCAGATCCTCTCATTAGTGACTCCTTAATTGTCCGTTTTTAAATACACCTTCAAAGAAGAATTGATTAAACCAATCTTCAATATCTTGATCAGCAAATTTGCCAGTGTTTGAATTAAGTGGTGTATTTCTTAACCACATGCTAGTCCAGGCTAATGATGTATTTCTATCATTGACTGGTTTCGTTGTTAAGAGCTCAAACTCTTTTGGTGTGATCTCTACTTCTTCTGGTATTGTTGTAGCAATATGTTCGAATTTAACTGTAAATTTATCCATTACTGTGGTCCCTCCGGTAATTCTTCAAATCTTTTGTTTACTAATTTTTCAATAACTTTATCTCTATCAGTTAAAGCTACTCTCATATCGAATGATTCACACATTCCTGGAAACATTCCACCTTCTAATTCTCTAAGAATACTACTTGTATTCATTTCAGACACATCATCGAAAAGTCTTTCGAGGATTTGTTCGTTTATATGATTTGACATTTTTTACTCCTTTATCATTAATTATAGTTCTATTATACTATAGCTCTATATAAATGTAAATAGCTAAAATGAAATTGTTACACAATTGTTACATTCCTGTAACATTCCTGTAACATAAAAAAGGGGAGTATGAAACTCCCCCATGATATTTCATTATAAAAGGTTCTTATTGAACTTCTGCCTTAACAAAAGTGTAGATACCATAGGCTAATGCTAGCCAAGCAACCCAATCTAATAGGCCGCCTAAGAGTAGGTAAGACAAAGAGACACCGACGATAACGCCGCCATCCCAAGATGTTCTTTCAGCCCATCTTGCATGTACCCAATCTTTTGCTACGTTTAAAATATCCATATATTTCTCCTTTATATTTTGAAGTCAGCGAATGTGTCTGGATTGTCACGAACGCCAAACTTATTAATCGGCTTATCTGGTGTCATGTCTGACATGATATCAGTTTGTGCCGACTCCTCTACATCATATAGTTTCATGCGGGAACGATCTATACCAATGACGAACCTTCGAAATTTGGTTGGATCGTTATATCTATTTTTCAATTGCTTTACCATTAATTGACCCAGTTCCTCAAGTTCCTCAGTTGAAATAAGAGCAAACATGAGATCGGCCGTTGCCGGTAAACCAAATGATTCAGATGTATCCTCTAGTCCTAAATCAGTATTAGAATATCCTGACCTGGTAGTCTGCGTTGCAGAGACTATTGGAACATTGAATTCTACAGCTAAACCACGGAGTTCTTCCGCAATGGCTTTTATATAGCTATAACTATTTATACTTCCACCCAGCCCGCGCATCCTACTAGAAGCACAAATATTTAAATAATCTATATAGATCATATCTGGACGAAAGTTCTTTTTGAGCTTTAATTCATTGAGTAAAGCTCGAAAATGACCTGTGTGAGCAGCACCTGTTGGATATTCTTTGATTATAAGTTTACCAATAGATGACCTAGCAATCTTTCCAATCTTATCATTAAATACATTTTGTGGTAATGATGATAATTGTTCAATTGGAAGATTCATCATGTTCGCATCGATTCTTTCAGCAATTCTTTCTTCTGCCATTTCCATTGTAATATACAGAACATTCTTTCCTTGCTCTAGAACTGATGCAGCACAATGACACATGAATAATGATTTACCCACGCCCGTACCCGCGAGCGCGATATTAAGTGTCTTATTAGGTAGACCACCTTTTGTTATTTTGTTAAAGTAATCAAGATCAAATGGTATACGATCTTCTTTCTTATTATAAAATTCAAAGCGTTCATCTGAGTTATCAATATAGTCGTGTCCTATTGCTTGATCAAAAGAAACTCCAAGAGCATCCGAAAGTATTTCAGGTATAGCACCTTCACTTCGTTCTTTGTCCTTTCCATCAATAATAGTAATAGAATCCATAATTGCATTATAGATTGCTTTTTCTCTACACCATTTTTCTGACTCTTGAATTAAATAATCTGTATCAACATCTGATTTAGAACTTATTTCAGATATAAGCCTTGATGCATTATTCAATACATCTTCTGGAGCATTTATCTTTCTTAATTCAAGTTCTAATACTTTTGATGTTGGTAGTTTATTATGTTTACTAACAAATTGAACTATAAGATCAAATACAGTTTTATGAGTACCTTCAAAATATTCTTTCTTTAAATAAGGTACGACTCTTCGACAATACTCTTCATTATTAAGTAGATGATTCAGTATGTGAGTCGGCAGTTGATTCGTTATTTCCAATTCCTATAACTCCTAAATTATTTTCTTTTGCATATTCTAAACTATCTGTTATTATATATTGCAATACAGCACCAAGGTAATTTTTAAATGATTCATCTTCATTAAGTTCATCAACATTAAAATCAGCTGGATCCTGTATTGTGTAATTAAATGAAAGAGTTGCTATGTCAAGTTCAGGGCTTTCTTTTACTCCTACTTGACCATAGACAACAATTACATCTTTCCACGTTCCAGTTTTTAGTTTAACACCATGAAAGACGCTATCTTCTTTTTCAACAATTGAATAATCGCTTTCTGTAATATTAAACATCTTCTGATTCAATATCTAAATCAACATCCAATAATGGCTTATGACCAATTGAATAATAGGATTTAACAAATTCTTTGAAGTCTGTTTCTTTAAAGATAGGATCCCAGAACTTTTTAGTTAGAGTATCTTTTTCTCTGACCTTTGTATCTTCAATTTCTCCAGTCTCTTTATCTACTCTAGCATACCAACCAACATTTGGTTTAGTTACATAGCCACCTGCAAGAGCAACTTCTAATAAACCACTATATGTTTGTATGCCACCTTCCCATGATACTGAAATAGGTACTTTAGATTTTTCTTTGACAAATCGAGATTTCTCTACATTAATAACAAAATGGTATCCTTGAATTTGTGTACCTTTCTTATCTTGTTGTCTTCCAATAATCCAAATGTTATCAGCTGAGTAATAAATACCTGTACCACCTGATACAATGTTCTTAGGAAATAATCCAATCTCTTGATAGGTATGGTTAACAGCAAGTAAAGGGATGTTCTTCATTGTAAGATAAGGAGTGACCATTCGGAACAATCCCTTTAATGCTTTAGCTCTCGACATATCAGCAACTGATTTC